GTTGGTTTCTCCGCTTCTCAGCGGTGTTCATTCACGGGAAGCCCCTGAGTTGTATCTCAGTTTCCCCTAATGGTCTCACGGCACTCGCACGGTTGTGCAGCTATGAGCTCCCCACAGTAAGAGTACTGTGGAACTGCGGGGTAGCATACCCCGTCTTCTATCAATTCGCATGACATGCCCTTTGTTGGGTCTTTGTTTACCGTTTTATCCTCAGAAGAGTATTTTGATGTTTTCCTGTTTTATCCTCAAAAGAGTATTTCATTGTTTTCCTTTGTTTAAAGTCCTATGGACTGTGGTAATATATCATCTATATCCTTGTCACCGCTCAAACGAGCGCCAACACGAGGTCGAACACCGACTGCGCTGTCATACCCTCAGTAAGGGTACCGACTTCGCGTTTCACCAGGGCCATGATCGACGACGCTGCACTCTCACCCGTGTAACCCATCTCAAGGGCTCCACGAGCTTTGTGCACCAGCGCTGTGATTGCTGGTGGCGCCACCGTGGGGGTGGACGCCAAACGTGCGTAGATACTGATAGGATCCGGCTGGATTTCCATGTGTATGGTGAGTTCGACACTCAGTGGATTATAACCAGTCTGGGCACCGGTCACCCCCACAACAAAAGCATTCCACCCGTCCTTGGGGGCATTCTCCGCGAGGTCCTGGAACACGAGGTGTCCCGTCCCATGGTTGCGGAAAATGAAGCTCTTGTCGTACCCGTAGATTGAGTCGGTGTCGACCTCTTCGTAAAGAAGTGATGCCAGATCAAAACCCCCGGGCGGGGCGCCGTTGCTGTCAGGAGCAGTGGTCGCAACGACCACACGACCGGCCGCCTTGTCGGCGGACGCCGTGCTGTACACGCGGATGCCAGCGCTAACAATCCGGAACATGCTCCCGCTCCCGATGAGCGAGGCAGATTCCGGAAGGTTAGACTCCGGACTGGTCCAGGAGACGACGCTACCGGTGATCGTAGAAGCACCGGTAACGACGTCCTGGACACCAGGGACGAAGTATTTAGCTCCATCCCCGTTGCCGTCCGTTGAGACCGAATAGATCGAAGTGCTGCTGTAAGTAAAGACCTTACTGCCGCTCCCGTCCATCGTGTGGCACCCGCATGCCTTTGAAGAGAACGGGTTCACAGAGGCACAGACAAGCCCACAAATTGTGTTGCATGCCTGCGCCTTGCTGCTCCCGCCGCCCCCTCCACGCTTAGCCTTCCCCATCTGGTTCTTGACAGGGTTCTTCGGTTTGCCGAAACCGCTGGCTAGGTCCTTGCGTTTGTTCTGCTGCGTCATTTCCGATGATCTTTCGTATGACGATGTAGATGATATATGTTGTCGTTTGCAAGAGGCTCGCTACGAAGCCTACTAGAAACGTTGGGTAATAGTCAGTAATTGTTTTCTAATGCAATGATGTTGTTGTGTGTGTAGTGCGGATCAAATTTCTTTTGTAAATCTCTTGTGTAAATCCCGGTGCCACTCCCTTGGGTGTGTAGGTCGGGTTGATAGCATCATAGAAGTGCTCGAGGGCTACCTGCTCATCCGGTGTAACATCGAATGCCGCAAAGTAACTTGCTCGGGCTGCGGGGGTGATGGTCTTATGCGCGGCATGCATGCCGCGCGCCAAATGATCCATTCCAGTCTCACCCGGGCCGAGCTTGGCGCGTTTCGCGCCGCAGTCCCGTCCGAGCATACTGTAAAACGCTTGAAACACCGGCAGGTCACCAGCGAGCGCCATCCCGCATGAGCCAATCTGGGCGCGCAAAGTGTTCCAATGCAACTCACCCAGGATCGGCCGTACAGAATACAGATCCTTACTCAAGCAAATGTGGGGTTGGCGCACCATCCTCCACTTCTCTCCATCAAACACCGGCTGGGACTGGCAGAACTCGATCTTCTCGAGAACGTCAGTGTAACCCTCAACCTTCATGGTGAATCCGAAGTTCTGTAGGAAATAGGCAACAACCGTATCCCGCACTCGCTCAAAATCTCCCCTCTCCACTATCAACACACAGTCATCGCCATCGTTGATGAGGCGGCAGCGCCGCAAACTCAGCCACTGGGTGTACTCCATCATCATGGCGCACATTAGGAGGACGTTACCGAGACTTGTGTTCATGTCTCCGCTCATCCTGCATCCCTTGACCTTGTATTTGAAAGTCTCCTCACCACAGCGGACGAACCCATAGTTCTCCCTCTGCCAGCTCAAAGCCTGTCTCAACTCATCATCACCCGGGTACAGCGCTTGGTAAACGCTATGCTCCCACTCCAACGCCTCGACAGAGACGTGTTGGTCGAAGCGTGAGGCATCAAGCCCCACTGCAACCGGGTCGGCAAAT